TGGTGCAGTTACACTTGATGACACAGTTGTAAAAACAGTAACAACAGACAGTGGTGCATTGACACCATCTTCACATGGATTTTCAGTTCTTGGTGGAGAAGGAATGGATGTTACTCACTCTGGAACAACTATTACAGTTGCTGGAGAAGATGCGACAACATCAAACAAGGGTATCGCTTCATTTGACACAAACCACTTTACAGTCACATCTGGTGCTGTAACAATTAAAGCGGGTTCTGTCGCAAATGCTGACCTTGAAAATGGTTCAATCACTATTGGTAGTGATGCAGTAAACTTGGGTGATACAATTACAGATATTAATGGATTGACTTCACTTGATGTTGACAATGTAACAATTAATGGTAATGTTGTTTCGACAACAGATTCAAACGGAGACTTGAGTTTAGAACCAAACGGAACTGGAACAGTTATTGTTCCTTCTGGTTACGAATCTCGTGCTGGTTTTCAATCACAATCACTTGTAAACAAAGCATATGTTGACAGTGTTGCAAATGGACTTGATGTTAAAGCATCTGTAAGAGTTGCAACAACTGCTGACCTTTCTGCAACATATAACAATGGTAATGGAACTCTTACTGCAACATCTAACGGTGCAGTTTCAATTGATGGCGTTTCGCTTTCTGCAAACGATAGAGTTCTTGTTAAAGACCAATCAGATGCTACAGAAAACGGTTTCTATAAAGTAACCACAGTTGGTTCTGGTTCTGCTGCTTTTGTTCTTACAAGAACACCAGATGCAGATGATGCCGCTGAACTAACAGGTGGTGCATTTACTTTCGTAGAAGAAGGAACTGCAAACGCTGATAATGGTTTTGTTGCATCTCACAATGGAACACCAACACTAGGAACAGATGATATTACATTTGAACAGTTCTCTGGTGCTGGACAGATTGCTGCTGGTGCCGCTTTAACTAAAACAGGTAATACACTAGATGTCTCTGTAGATGACAGTTCAATTGAAATTTCAAGTGACTCTCTACAGGTTAAAGCACATGGTATCACGAAGGCGATGCTTGCTGGTTCTATTGCAAATGCAAAACTTGCTAATTGTTCTGTAACTATCAACGGCAACTCTCTTGCTCTTGGTGGAACTCTAACACTAGACACTGATGACTTTTCAGAAGGAACAAATCAGTTTTACACAGATGAAAGAGTTGATGACAGAATTAATGCATTGTTTGTTGCTGGTGAAGGTATTGACTTTACATATGATGACGCAAACGGAACATTTACCGTAGACGCCGAACTTGCTACTACTTCTAACAAAGGTGTTGCATCATTCAGTTCTGATAACTTTACTGTCACTAGTGGTGCTGTTACTGTTACTGGAATTGACGGTGGAACTTACTAATAGGTTCTAACAATGTCAACAGTAATCAAACTTAAAAAAAGTGATACCGCTTTATCCAAACCTACTACTAGTGATCTAGCAGTAGGTGAGGTTGCTATTAATGCTCTCGATCAAAGATTATTTGTAAGAGACTCTAGTAACAACATCATTACAATTGGTGAAGCGGGTGGACTTCGACACGAGAGTTCCACAGTCACTTACACGGTTACTGTTGCAACAAAAGATTCTACACATAGATATAATGGTTCTGGTTCAAATTCTGGTTATAAGATTGATGGAAGTTTTTCACCAACATTACAATTAGCGCCTGGAAACACATATCGTTTCGATCAAGCAGATAGTTCAAATAGTGGGCATCCACTTCGTTTTTATTACGAGGCAGATAAGACAACTGCTTATACAACTGGCGTAACAACAAACGGAACTGCTGGTTCTACTGGTGCTTATACAGAGATTGTTGTTTCGGATTCAACTCCAAGTGTTCTTCATTATCAGTGTTCTTCTCATGCATACATGGGAAACCAAGTTGTTACGAATACAAGAAACTTAACTGGTTTTGATACTGCTGATTTATCAGAGGGCACAAACCTTTATTATACAGACGCAAGATTTGATACAAGATTTGGAACTAAAGACACGGATGATTTAAGTGAAGGTTCTACTAATCAATACTTTACAAACGCAAGAGCAGACGCAAGAATATCTGCTGCTTCTATTGATGATTTAAGTGATGTTGATACAACAACTGCATCACCATCTACTGGACAAGCGCTTGTATGGGATGGTTCTCAGTGGGAGCCTGGCACAGTTGGTGGTTCACTAACTATTCAAGATGAAGGAAGTGCTCTTTCAACAGCAGCAACAACTTTGAACTTTGTTGGTTCTGGTGTTACTGCATCTGGAACAGGTTCTACAAAAACTATCACAATCAGTGGTGGTGGCGGTGGTGGAATTGCACTAAGTGATTTAAGTGTAGGTTCTGAGGGAACTGCATCTGGTGACGGTGCAATTGCATACAATAATTCAACTGGTGTATTTACATATACTCCACCAACTTTAAGTGGTATTGGTGGAGATACAGATGATTTAACAGAAGGTTCTACGAACCTTTATTTTACTAACGCAAGAATAGATTCACACCTAAATCAATCTACTGCATCTGCTAACCAAGTTCTTTCTTGGAATGGTAGTGATTATGCATGGGTAAACCAATCAGGCGGTGGTGGTGGTTCTGGTAATGCATTTACTAATTTTGCAGTAAGTGGACAATCAACTGTTCAGGCAGATAGTTCAACTGACACTTTAACACTAGTTGGAGCAGGACTAAATACTATTACAACAGATGCGTCTACTGACACAATCACAATTGGAACTCCTACTGGAATTCCTTTTACTAAAGAGGACGGAACATCTACAAGTTTAAATCTATCTGTTGAGGCAGGAACACTTGCCACAGCAGTTGCGAACTTGTATATACCGTTTACAAAAGAAGATGGAACATCAGTGACAACACTGGTGATGAGTTAAGAGATAACAGATGGCAGCAAAGACACCAATTAAAGCAACCTTTACTGGTTCAGATGTTACAGGACTTGCAGAGTTTACAGCCGCTGATTTCATTCCGATTAGTGATGGTGGAACTGGTGCTGTCACAGAAGCAGACGCTAGAACGAATTTGGATGTAGATTCAAAATCAGAGGTAACAACAAAAGCAGTAAATAACGGAATAACTTTCGCAATAGCGCTAGGATAAGAATTATGGCAACACCTTCGACAAGAGCAACATTTAAAGAGTATTGTTTAAGAGCGCTGGGTAAACCAGTTATTGAAATCAATGTTGACCCCGACCAAGTCGAGGACAGAATTGATGAAGCACTACAATACTTCGCACAATATCATTACGATGGTGTTGAGAGAATGTATCTTAAATATCAAATAACAGCAGATGATATCACTCGTGCAAGAGGAGATAACAGTTTAACACAAGTAACAGATGTAGATGGTTCTACAACTGCTACATGGAAAGAACAGAAAAATTATATTCCTGTTCCAAGTTCAGTCATGTCTATTGTAAAAGTATTTCCTTTTACAGACAAAGCAGCATTGAACATGTTCGATGTTCGTTATCAACTTAGACTAAATGACTTATATGATTTCAGTTCAACATCCGTCCTTCATTATCACATGACGATGCAACATCTAGATTTTCTAGATCACATCTTGACGGGCGAAACACCAATTAGACACAATCAACATCAAAATAGACTCTATCTAGATTTGGATTGGCAAACTGATGTAGTTGCAAATGACTACATTGTAATCGAATGTTATAGAAAACTTGATCCTACTACATACTCCGATATTTGGGATGACATTTTCTTGAAAAAGTATGCAACTCAACTTATCAAGAGACAGTGGGGAGCGAACCTCTCTAAGTTTCAAGGTATACAAATGCTTGGTGGTGTTGCACTAAACGGTGAACAGATTTTTACACAGGCTCAAGAAGAAATTAATAAGTTGGAAGAACAAATTCAACTTGCATACGAATTGCCACCAATGCACATGATAGGGTAGAATATGCCAACGAATGTTTATTTTGATACAGGAACTAAACCAGAGCAACATCTCTATGAAGATTTAATCATAGAGCAGTTGCGTATTTACGGTCAGGATGTATATTACATTCCTCGTAAAATGGTTTCTGAGGATAAAGTGTTTGGTGAAGATGAACTTTCAAGGTTTGAAGATTCATATCTAATCGAGATGTATGTTGACAATCTTGATGGATATGAAGGTGAGAAAGACCTTATGAGTAAGTTTGGTTTGGATATACAAGACGATGCAACCTTTACAGTTGCAAGAAGAAGATGGGAACAATTTGTTTCAATAGATAATAACATTATTGTTTCTTCTAGACCAAATGAAGGGGATTTGATTTACTTTCCAAAAGGGAAGAAGTTATTTGAAATTACTTTTGTAGATCATGATGACCCTTTCTATCAAGTTCACAATCTACCAACTTACAAACTTAAATGTAAAACATTTGAGTATGGTTCTGAGAAGATGGATACTGGTATCGCAGAGATTGATGCCATTGAAACAGACAGAAGTTTGGATCAACTATCTTATCAACTTGGATTGGAACAAGCAGGAACATTCAATGAAAAGATTTCATTGGAAGATGAGAGTGGTTTCTTCTTACAGGAAACATATGTGTCAGGCGACAGTGCTGGACAACTTCTTGTAGGTGAAACTGAAACACATGGCGGTAGTATACAGATGGAGAACACTGTAGAGGGCGCAGACGCAACCTATATAATACAGGAAGCATTTAAAGTTGATACTATTGACGAGGCGGCACAGAACGAATTGTTTGATAGTTTAGACGATAATATATTAGACTTTACCGAATCAAATCCATTCGGTGATGCTGGGATGAAATAATTATGATTGGAAACTATTTTTACAACGAATCTACAAGAAATGTAGTAGTGGGTTTTGGAACTATTTTTAATAATATCCAACTCGCTAAAAAAGATAATTCTGGTAATATTACACAAACCATGAAGGTGCCGCTTGCATATGGCCCAAAACAAAAGTGGTTGAGTAGATTACAGGAAGACCCAAACCTAAACAAAAAGGTAGCGGTAACACTACCTCGTATTGGTTTTGAGATTAATGGACTTGAGTATGACGCAGAAAGAAAACTGCAAAAGTCAATCAAGGTAAAGAAGGCTGGAGAC